ATTTTTTTTAATGCTTCATTCGACGCCCTTCTGGATCTTTCCATTTCCTGATCGTATTCAAGAATACGATATTCCATCACATTGCCTTTGTTATTTATGTATTTCTCCGTTTCTAATGCAGCCTTATCTCCAATTATTTGCAAGGCATCAGGAGTACCGACAAGTAAGGCTTTTCTGTATTCCGCATGGTACTTCTTGAGTCTGTCGCCAACAAACCAATTAATTTGATCAGATTGCTCACCACCTTCAATAGAGAATTTAATGATTCCGGGATTCTGAGCAAGTGCTCCTTCAATACGACTCCTAATTTCTTTCTTAGAATTTTTGTATTCAGGTGATGCTCGCATCTGATCAAGCGCTTGAGCTTGACTTAGATACTTCTGCTTCATTTCCATAGGAGCAGCAATCTCCTCCAATGCATTAACACTAAAAGTATCGTTTTCAATCATCTCTTGAATCTGAAGCTCAAGAATTGGCTTATACTCTTCTTCAATAGTTTCTTGTTCCAGAAGAGAATCTAGAGCCTTGTTTCTTCCAAATCCATAGTAGTCATCAGCACGTTCAATTGACTCCCTTACATCTTCTTTGGTAATAAATCCTTCTTTTTGCTTTATCTCGTCGAGATATTCAAGTTGTACTTGGTTTGCTTCTAGCTGCTTGGCTTGAATGTACTTGTTATTAAACTCTACCTCTTTATTGTGTAGTCTGTTAGATGCTGCGTCTAACAATCCTTCGATTTCAGGATCTAGATATTGTATAGGAATTCGTTGCCCATCCTTTTCAACCTTATGTCTTCTCAGCTCTTCGATATGTTCTACTGTCGTGGCTTGACCAATAATCAACTCAACCGTTTTTCTTACATGACCTGGAGCTGTTGAAGTGTTTGCCATGCTGAAGGCTGCTTCAACATTCCAACCGTTAACATCACCACCCTTCAACGCATTCTCAATCAGAATGTTCTGTTCAATATTATTTTCTTGGTCTGTCTTTGCTTTGACTAACTCATTGTATTTTGCGTCAAATGTCCGTCGTTTTCCACGGATGGTCGGGTTGTAGAACTTCTCAATAAACTGTGGACCTGCCACTACTCCGTCTACGTACAGCGAAGCGCGTTGCTTTGTTAGTAGAGCGTCATATTGCTTCTTCAGTTCCTCAGGAGCTAAACCAGAATCTATTAACTCTTGTTGTTCCTGAGCATGTGCAGCAGCCGTAGCTGTCAATACGTTTCCATTTGCAATGTAATTTTTATAGCCACCACCTCTAATCAGGTGCTCATACATTGCATTGATAAACTCTTGCGACTTACCTTCTCTTACGTAGTCTTGAACAATTTGTGTTCTTTGCCACTCAGAGTTTGAGATATTGCTGTCTACGCTTTTAGCATTCCTGATGTCATCAATATCGAATCCTTCTTTAAAGGAAATCTCATTAATTGCTTTTTGCTGAATCTCTTTGTTCTTTTTAACAATGCCGCTAAATAAATCAGCGCCTACTGACGCTAAGCCTATAAATTGTTGCACCTTTGAAAGACTGTCTCTGTCTTTCTCCTCATCAGCCTTAAGCTTTTGTATCTCTTGTGCATATCGAGCTTTAGAAGCATCAATCTGAGCTTGTGTATTTAGGTCGTCTACGTTCTTTTTTAACTTTAGACTTTTCAGCTCTGATTCATACGCTGCTTGCTCAGCACGATCGTAAATCCTTTTCTGCTCTTTATCGTATTCATTTGCTCTTTGGATACCTCTGAGCTGTCTCTCGCCTTCAACCTGAATTGCTCTGCTTTGATCAGGTACTTCTATCAGATTAGATTCAAATGAACCTTCCTTTGCTCTTCCACTGTATTTAGCCATTTAGAAAAACCCCGCAGCTGCTGTCGCCGTACTGCCAGCCAATGACCAGTAGCCAGCTTGGCTTGCAGTCATACCGAAGAGTGCTCCTGCGCCTACCGCTGGTGCTAATGCAGCACCTGCTGTACCGATAATTGATGCTACGGCTCCAACTCCTGCAAGTACTTGTCCAAAACCTGAACTTCCGCCTTTTTGGTCGTAGGGCACCATTCCATCAGGAATTTTTGGTGGCACGATAAATTCAGGTATATCCACATATTCTGGCCTCAACAGCATTTCAAAGTAATCCTCAGTTTCTGGATTATCATTCATATATGTCAGCCATGGCGCTCTAATCTCTGGTGTACGCTCCGGCTCTAACAAAACCATTGCATCTGCCTTCATATCAGCTTGCATTCTTGAATTTGCAATTTGTTTTTTTACTAATTCATTTTTGCGTTTGATACTTTTTTCTGTTGCATCAAAGATCAGATTATCCATAGCTTTAGCGCTATCTAGCTTCTGCATCCCGAAATCGTGATCCATATTTGCTTGATTTCTAGCCGCAGCAACCATAGTTTGATCAAGGATTTGAAAGTCCTTCAGTTGTGCAATATCCAAATCAGCCGCATTTTCTGCATACATAAGTGCGCTTGCGATGCCTGCCTTCATTGCACCAGACTCAGCCATTACACCAAGAACACTCTTGACAGCTGATCTACCAGCGCCACCTTTTGCCTTCATGGCACCTGCTGCTTTCATCCCTTCCAGGATGGCTTGCTGAGTCCTAATTTGACTTGCAGATAGTGCTCGTCTCTTTTCTTCAGAGGCTTGAGCCATCCCGTACTCAAACTTATTCTTACCTTCCGCTTCTTTGAAATCAGCTTGTACTAATGCATTATGTCTATTTACCTTCAGACCTGTACTATTACCATAATAATCAAGCACTGACTGACCTTTATCAAAGGCAAGTCCAAGCATGTCCTCATGAAACTTGACTGCTTGTTCATCGCGAGCAGCCGCCTCAGCAATTGCATTAAAGTCTTTTTGAGCGTCACTTCTAAGGATGGATTGATTATAGAACTTATACGCTTGATTTAACTCAAATTCCTGTGTTCTACGAGCATCCTCGTAATTACGGATCATCTGATCTTCGCTGGCTCTCAGATTAGCCTCATCAGCTTTCTTCTGAATAAACAGCAGATCTTCGTTGTATTTCTGCTGCTGCCTACCTTGCTTTTTTATGTGTTCCCATTGCTCATCATTATGCTCAATAGTTGACTCTCTTATTGTCATTACTTCCTCCCGTAAAATCTAGGTGTATAGTTTCCTTCCCACATCATTCCATTCAAAGCTACAGGAAAGGGTGAGTTATTGAATACTCTTACATCAACATTTTCTGTTTTTTGATGTAGAGGTAATGTGTACACTTGTTGATTGCTCATAGGTATGTCATTGGCTAGGTAATCATTGGCTTCATTGCTTGGATATACCGCAAACCATTCATCAATGTAAAACTTGATTTTGGAATTTAATGCCGGTGCACCTGAATTTATTCTGATGGTTGTATCGTTTTGGAATTGGAAGTCAACTGTACGCACTCCATCAATCGATACCTTTACATCTTTCTGCTCTACGTAGTCCAGCTCGCTTCGGTTGAATTGAAAATTCTGTGTAGTACCATCACCAACAAAGTCCAACTCATAAGGAATCTTTCCCTTCTGTTTGACTTTGAAGCTCATGATGCCTGACAGTCCGACCGAAAACTTCATCCTGTGAAGCGTTAGATTTGCTGTGTAGTCAGTAACAGACTCATCATTACTAGGTCTGTAATATGTTTTCGGTAGTTGCATGTCGAAGTTGTACTTGTAGCCAACTACCACATCAGTTGCAATACTGGTAATGTCTCTGTGTGGAACGATGAAATAATCACCAGTACTATCTTTTCCTCTTTCAGGTGTAATGGTAAATCCAGACTCAACCAAATCGTTTAGTGGTAGAGGGGTTGGGTCACTATCAAATATATCTCCACTATCTGTACCGCCTTTGATAATTAATACAGGATTCAAATAATCAATATCATTATAAGGTAGATAGCATTTGCTTAGATCATTAACGGCGTCATAGCTAACACTTGATGCAATGGCATAGTAATCCATACATGGATTTACTTTTTCTCGTTGGCTATTGACCAGAATCGCTTCTTCAGGACTCTGACTTAAAGCTGCTTTGACTAATGCAATTTGGCCAGATCCAGCATATGCAGTAGCACCTGCCGATGGATTGTATTCAATGACCATGTACATATCGTCTTGGTCAATATTGCAGAATTGAATCTCTCCAGGTAGTACCCAGCTAGTCCAAGCTTCCATCAAGTTTTCTTGTCCATCGTTGTAATACCTATAGATGTATAGCTCTCTGGACTCTTGACCTGCTAGTGCAATCATTGAGTTCTGTGGACTGGCTACTAGTTGATCAATAGCGGGTGCCACCCACTCTTTCACAACTCTGGATAAATCCAAGACTTGAGGTGACGCCTCTTGTCCTCTAGTCACCATGCTGAATACTCTGGTATATCCAGGTGTTTTACTGATGAAATTGATGTTCGTTCCAACGTCAACTGGATCAATTGTGGAGTTCATCTCATAGTTAGAGATGGCCCTGATATTTGCCGTTGCTGGTGTCAGAACACCTGACTCAGAATATAGAATGAATTGTTGCTTAGCCGAAAACAACACCACACCTTGAGCTGTCGGCAGTACAGAGTGCAGTGCAGTTGGCTTAATTGAAGAGCAGCTGATATCAACAGGATCAGAATCAATAGTGGTCTGTGCTGATTTGAAGTAGAAGTTAAAGAAGTCACCAGCTTGACTGAGACTTACATTATCCTTAGATAAGAAGCCAAGTCGGTTGTCACTGAAGAATCCATTAGTAATTTTTTCTCCAACAAAACTAGGATCACTGTTTGATGTTGTGTCTCCTACTAATCTATCAGTATAGTTGATCTTCTGGAAATGAAATGTATTTAAGCCTGTATTGATTAATTCATGTGGCATTGTGGTGTTATCTACACCCAGCGATATATTGGGACCAATCGTTTCTTCCCAATAACCAGAACCACTTGAACCATTATCAGCTACAAACTTAACGAAATAATCGTCAATGACTCCAGTTGTATTGACAACCTTTCTAATCTCATCGTGAGTACCAGTTGTTGGTAGTGCACCAACACTTGCAGCTACTGTCACTGATGCGCTAGGGCTAGTCGTACTAGAGGCCGCTACTACTTGTGATGTGTTAATTACAATCGAAGTGTCTTGAACAGTGATAACTTTTAGATTATCTCTGGGAACTTGGAAGTATGTTTGTGTTCCGGTTTCATAAGTAACTGTTGCTTCAATACCTGTTACTGCATTCCAGATTTTAATTCCTGGAGTACCGTATTGAGCAAAACCAAAACTACCTCCATGGATCCTACCTACATAGACTTCATTATCATCTCTATTGATGTAGAACCATTTGGCTTTATTTGAATCAAATGTTGTTTCTAGATTCGCAATATGCTTAAATCCAGGTCTTTTCGTTAGTCCGTATGTTGCATCAGGGAACCCGTTGTAGCACTCACGGACCTGCCCTGGAAGCATTTTATCATCTGATTGTTTTGAGACTCCGCCTAGGTAACTGGAGATCCGTTGAGTAATAGCTGCCATTTATCGATAAAGAGCGTTGTACGGTTGGTAACTTCTATATGTATTGGTGTCGCCAGAATGTCCGAAGAATGTGTAATCACCTTGATTGCATTCGTATTCCATAGCCATTGCTCTGGCAAACCCTTCTTTCTGCGCCAGCATTTCATATTGACCAGCATCTCCGACAATGCGGCTTGATGCAATCTTGCTAGCTCTACAAATAATGTAGTCCTGAATTGGAATCGGTAGGTCTACCCAATCAAACAGCCAAGTAATATCACAAGATACTTTGTTGTTGAATTCGTAGGTGTGGTTTGCTTTGTCATAAAGCTTGCCAGATCTCCTGATTACATCTAGCTGTGCATTGGCTGCATTTTTTGTTGCATCGATCTGCAACATGTTTGATGGAATTGGAATGTACTTGCTTGTGTCAGGAGTCATTTCATAATGAAACTCCTTATTGAATGACCATCCTTCCGCCTGTACTTCCCGTGAGACTTCTAACAAAGTCTGATAGGCAATCGCAACGTCCGG